GGACTTGACAATATGATTAGAATAGTATATAATATAACAATAAATTTATGGAGATATTGATATGAGTAATTTTTTAAAAGACATAATTAAAGAAACTGGTAATGAATATGCTGGTTTAGTAAGTGAAGGAGTTGATAGCGCTGACGTTACAAGTTTTATAGACACAGGCTCATATTCTTTTAATGCCTTATTATCAGGCAGTATATATGGTGGTATGCCAGGAAACAAAATCACAGCAATCGCTGGTGAGGCCGCTACAGGTAAAACATTTTTCGCATTAGGTATTGTAAAAGCATTTTTAGACAAAGATAAAGACGCTGGTGTAATTTACTTTGAATCAGAAAGTGCTATATCAAAAAGTATGATTGAAACTAGAGGAGTTGATTCTACTAGAATGGTAATTGTGCCGGTTGCGACAGTACAAGAATTTAGAGCACAATCAATTAAAATTATAGACAAATATTTAGAACAACCAGAAGACAAAAGAAAACCTTTGATGTTTGTATTAGATAGTTTAGGTATGTTATCTACTACAAAAGAAATGGAAGATACGGCTGCTGGTAAAGAAACAAGAGATATGACTAGATCACAAATAGTCAAATCAACGTTTAGAGTTTTAACACTTAAATTAGGTAAAGCAAATATACCTATGATAATGACCAATCACACTTATGATGTTATTGGTTCTATGTTCCCACAAAAAGAAATGGGTGGCGGTTCAGGTTTGAAGTACGCCGCTTCATCAATCATCTACCTAGGTAAACGTAAAGAGAAAGACGGTACTGAAGTAGTTGGTAATATTATTCATTGTAAAAATTATAAATCAAGGTTAACAAAAGAAAATGCTCAAATTGATGTAAGACTTACATACAAACAAGGACTTGATAAGTATTATGGCTTATTAGAACTTGGAGAGGCAGCAGGTATATTTAAAAAAGTATCTACAAGATATGAAATGCCTGATGGTTCAAAAGTATTTGGTAAAAACATCAATGAAGAACCTGAAAAATATTTTACAAAGGATGTGTTAGACAAGATTGATGAATATGCCAAAAGAAAATTCAGCTACGGATCAGACGAACAATAAAAAAAGATACGTTTTTGTTCAAAAAGAAGGTGACGATTTTACTTGTATAAAAATCGTTGAAGGTAAGTTTGAAAACGTTATCTACAAGTATGGTAAAGTTGGATTTGCCAAAGATGAAAATCCAGACGGAACGTTGCCTATGAAGTTTGATTATGATATACTATCTAATCCAAATAAGGCAGATATAGATTCTAAAGAGTTTATAGATTATATTGGTGATATATTAATGGAACAATTGGAGAAACAAATAAAAGATGGCACCGTTGTCTTTGACAAATAACGAAAGAATAGAAACAACTATTTTAAGGAACTTCTTCTTTAATGAGGACTTTACAAGAAAGGCTTTGCCTTTTGTAAAACCTGATTACTTTACAAATAGAACTGAAAGATTGTTGTTTGAAGAAATCTATAACTTTGTTAATTCATACAAAAACTTACCTACAAAAGAAACAATCTTAATTGAGTTTGGCCGTAGAAAAGATTTAAATGATGAAGAAGTTAAATCAGTAAAAGAATTAGTTAATGGTTTTGTAGATGAGAAATCTGATCTACAATGGTTATTAGACACTACAGAAAGATTTTGTAAAGACAGAGCAGTACATAATGCCGTCTTATCTGGTATTAAGATATTAGATGGTAAAGACAAACAAAGACAACCAGAGGCAATACCAAGTATATTAAGTGAGGCATTGGCCGTATCTTTTGACAATCACATTGGACACGATTACATAGGTGACGCTGAAAGTAGATTTGATTGGTACCACACAAAAGAAAAAAGATATCCATTTGATTTAAACTTTTTTAATAAGATTACAAAAGGTGGTGTTCCAAGTAAGACATTAAATATTGCTTTAGCAGGAACAGGTGTTGGTAAATCTTTGTTTATGTGTCATTGTGCTTCTAACTTTTTAACACAAGGTCAAAATGTGTTATACATAACTTTAGAAATGGCTGAAGAAAGAATTGCTGAAAGAATTGACGCCAATCTAATGGATGTTACAATGGATGATTTACACGATATGCCTAAACAATTATATGATAATAAGATGGCCAAGTTAAGAAGTAAGACAACAGGTCAATTAATTATTAAAGAATATCCAACAGCGTCTGCTCATAGTGGTCACTTTAGAGCATTAATAAACGAATTAGCATTAAAGAAAAGTTTTAAACCAGACATAGTGTTTGTAGATTACTTAAACATTTGTGCTTCAAGTAGATTTAAAGGTGGTAATATATCTTCTTATTTTTACATCAAAGCAATTGCTGAAGAACTAAGAGGTTTAGCTGTTGAGTTTAATTTACCAATTTTTAGTGCCACACAAACAACTAGAACTGGTTACGTAAGTACAGACATAGGTTTAGAAGATACATCTGAAAGTTTTGGTCTACCAGCGACAGCCGACTTTATGTTTGCTTTAATGTCTAATGAAGAATTAGAATCTTTAGGTCAAATGAAAGTAAAACAATTAAAGAACAGATATAATGACCCTAGTATGAATAGAGCATTTATAGTAGGTGTTGATAGAGCAAAAATGAGATTATATGATGTGGAAAATACGGCACAAAATATAGTAGATAGCAACCAAACAAAAGAAAAAGAGAATTATCCTACACCAGAACAGGCCTATGATAAGTTTTCTGATTTCAAAGTATAGGAGATATAATGGCAAAATTCGTAGTATTTAAAAACGCAAACGTACCTTTTGAAGGTAGAGACATAGTTATCAATATAGATAACATAGTAACGATATATAAAGATTTAACGGCAAAAGATAAAGTAGCTTTGTGGTCAAAAGAAAACTTTTGGCACGTAGAAGAAGACTTTAACACCGTTATGGAAAAAATAGGAATAGACTATAGAGAAAAAATAGAAGAAAAGGAGTTAAACTAATGATACAAGGTAGTTTGTTTACAATACCAATGTGGTCTTTACCCACACTTAATTTTTCTAATAAAAAAACACAATTAGAAAAATTAGTAAAGAGTTTTCCAGAGAAAAGACACGGATTACAAACATTTGCTACAAATAGACAAAGTGATAGAAGTGGTTTTGCTGAGGCCTTTGCTAATATTTGTGGTGAAGAATTAAATATGTTATCACAAAGGTTAAAGAAAGACATACAGATAGAAGACATTTGGTCTGTATCTTATAAAAAAGGTGAATATCATACACCACACGATCACGGCTCAGTTGGTTTATCAGGTATCTTATACTTAAATATGGATAAGACATCGCCTGTTACACAATACATACAACCGTGGAATGATTGGTATTCAGATAGAACAATTTACTATCCTTTACCAGTAGTTGAAGGCACAATTGTTGTTGTTCCAAAGTTTGTTAGACATTTTACTGAACCAAGTAAATCTAAAAAAATTAAAAGAATAATTAGTTGGGATATGAAAATATCATAATGGCAAAAAAACGAAAGATACAAAAAGTAAGGTTTCATAAAGGCGATAGAAGGCCAAACAATTTACAACCTACTCTTTCTTATGTAAAGAGAATGAAAAAACATAAGAAAGATATTATATGGGAAGTCATTGAAAAACCTACAAATAATGTCATAGCTCAATATTTTTTTGAAGAAGACGCCTTTAGAACAATGAAGTTTCAAAACAAGCATAGGGTTTGGGAGCCCAATGGTGGTGTACCAAAATTCCTATGGGTAAGAGTTTAGTGTTATAAATATTATAAAACAATTGATTTATATGGAAAAAGTGATTATAGTTATGGGAAAAATGAGAGAGAAATGTTTAGTTTTAAAGGCTTTTTTACAAAGGAAAAGAATACACATTTAGAACACCTAGAGGACGATATAATTAATCGTGGATCAAAAGGTGGCGACAATGCTATTAACTTCCTAAAATCTGTTAGAAATATGCTTGCTGGTTCATCTGGCAAGAAAGTCAATATGTCCGTCAAGTGGGACGGAGCTCCAGCTATCATTTGTGGTATTAATCCAGAAAACGGCCAATTCTTTGTTGGTACAAAATCTGTATTTAATGTAACACCTAAAATTAACTACACATCAGCAGACATAAGAAGAAATCATAGTGGTGAACTAGCTAACAAATTAAGCATAGCATTAAGAGAATTATCTAAATTAAGAATATCAGGCATATTACAAGGCGATTTTCTTTTTTCAAAATCAGACTTAAAATCAGCAACAATAGATGGTGAAAATATGATTACTTTTACACCAAATACTATTACATATGCCGTTCCTGTTGACTCAGTTATTGGTAAAAGAATATTAAGAGCAAGAATGGGTATTGTGTTTCATACATCTTATTCAGGTAAGACAATGAAAAGTTTAACTGCTGGTTTTGGTACTGTATCAGGTAAATCTGGAATATCTTCCGTGTTCCTAGCTGACGCTGCTTACAAAGACGTAAGCGGCTCAGCTAAATTAACTTCAAGTGAGTTATCAACATTTGACGCAAGAATTAGAATGGCCGAAGGTTCTTTATTAAAAGCAGGCCCTATGTTAGATGAAATGAGTAAAACAACATCTGATAGTTTATCTGTAGGTTTTAGATTAAAAACTTTCTTTAATCA